AGCAATACCTTCTTTCATATAAAATCCATTATTAAAGTCATAGAATCTTAAACATCTGTTTATCCCAATAAGAAAGTATATCTTCTTTATGATAAGTCTATTATTTTAAACATTATCTTCTTTTTATATAAATTTCTTATTCAAATGATATTCCTTGCAATATTATTTTAACGTGGTAAATCTATATTACTAATTATAGCATAAATTATAAGTTAGATATAGCTTTAAGATTTTGAAAATAGAGCATTTTATCTCTTATTACGTTTATTTTTACTCTTAGATACAATCAAGTTATCACATTAAATATATGGTGCAATGTATATGTGATGTGGCTTTCATATTATTCCATTAATGTTTGACAGAATAAAGGAGCTTTTTACATATTTGTAAGAGTATTGAATTTAGTTTTCCTTTCTTATGAAATCGATATTTTTTAAATTGCTTATAATAAAATTTTTCACCCATCATAATAAACACACCTTACCTTTATGACTAAAATCATTTTACACTATTCAAATTCTATAACGATTTCTTCTATTTAGATAGCATAAGAGCAGAAACTGTGCTTTTCATTGACCCCAAAATAACTCATTCCTTAAAACATGGATTACATTTATGGTAAAGCAGAAATAAAAAAAGTTGGACAAATCATCAAATAAGCCTTTATTTATCGGCTTTTTTCGATGACATCCAACTTGGCACTTTTATTTGGTGGAGGTGAGGAGATTTTATATTTTGTGTTTTTTCAAGTTTTTTTATATTCATTTGCGTATATTCATACTTACTCTTCCTTATATATTATCACCTATCTTCACTTGTCGTCAGTTGTCAATTACTATAATCGTAATTTTTGTGTACATTTGTGGTATGATTTTATTGAGGTGATAGTATGCAAAGAATGTACAAAAAATATATAGAAGTAGAAATGCTCGTCGATAAAATGGGCGATATCACTCCCCTGGCGTTGATATGGGATGGGGAGCGTTATGAGGTGGACAAGATTATACGTCATAAGCCACAAGCCCATAGCCAAAACTGCGGCGGCGGTGGCCAAATGTTTGTGGTGCAGATTGGTGGCGCGACAAGGACTATATATTATGAGTATATGGGTCCCGGTAAATTCAGGTGGTTTATTGAGAGCTTGCGGCCATAAAAAAAGACTCCTGCACATAGACAGGAGCCGGCAGCAATAGGAAGATATGATACGGATTCTTATGGGGGAGTAAAATATCTTCGCTGCCATATATATTATCTCACACTTTAATTATAAACGTAAAATAATCATCAAATACGGGATTTTAAGTCTATAAAATAAAAGACCACCATTAAGGTGGTCAATACCGCAAGTTAGATACTGCCTAGATATCATCCTTTGTGTGTGGAGCGGTATAACGATATTATAGTATTGTTAACGATTTTTCGCAATAAAAAAAGCCACTCACTCCCGAAGGAATGAGTGGTAAATTTATACTCCGAATGTGCCGTAAGATTTATCTCTTACTCCGTTTTTTAATGTACCAGCAGCCATCCATCGGCGTGTGCCATCTTTGCCAATCCAAGAAATCCAGACATATCCCTCACGCTTTACATAACCGTCATAGCGCACGGACATGCCCTTTTCGTACCAATCGCCTGTGAGCTTGCCTTTGGTGCTTGGTGCTTTTCGGATGTTTATCTTATCCACAATACACGTAAACGTTCCCGTTTCGCATTCCCAGTCATTTGGCTTGCTGTTTAATACTGTCTTGCTCTCCGCCGGCTTTTTGTCCGCAAACAGGTCCTTATAGCATTTCGGCCGGAAGGCTGTATCATACGTTGCGCTGTACGGTAGCTTTACCTCGTTAAAGGCTCCGGCTGAACCGCCCTGATTCTGACCTAAAAATAAGCCGTATCCGTTGCCGAGGTCACTCATAAAGATTGCGATGTGACTATCCGGTGTTGCACTCACCTCTTTAAAGACTGCGATGTCACCCTGCTGCATGGTCTTGACCTCATCGCAGTATTTCAGCATTCCGTTATTTTTACGATTTGTCCAGATATCTTTTACGTATCCGGACTTGGTGCAGTTTGCGTATGGATATCCTAACCACTGCATATAGTACGCATATCCATCCCAGCACTGACTACCGTATGCTCCGTCCATGTCATATCTCTTGCCGATGACTTTGTTTCTAAAATCCATAGGTGTTTTCATATTATTTTCCTCCTAATTTTTAATAGGCAAATCGCCTAATTCTTCCATGAGATCGTGTATTCCATTCTCTCCGAACATGCTGTACACACTGTACAGCGTTTTTACATTTTCAAGCGCATAGAGAGGGATGCATCCCTCTCTCATATAGCGTTTGTGATAATCAATGATATTTATCCGGATGAGCAGGCACATACCGCTTGTCAGCAGCTTAAGCTCGTCAGTACGCTTCTGTTCCAATTTCTTTTCCAGTTCTTCGCGTTTACGCTTTTGCTTTATCCTATCTTTAAAAAGGAATAAAGAAGCAGGGAGTAGAAATCCGGTCAATAAGGCGAGTAGTATCTCCATGTCTTACTCCTTTGTATCCACCGCAGCTGCGACCTCAGAGGGCTTACCGTTTAAAATATTGATAAACGTACTATATGCATCCTTGATATAGCGCCATGCTGCTACGCCGATTGTAGCGGCAATCATAGCCACAGTGATGAGGTCATGCACCTGCTCATTGATATCTGGCACGTACTGCGTAAGCAGCGTAGTGGCTGCATCTACAGCGGCAACCATCAGCATAGTGCCAAAGACCAGCACCAAGGCTTTTTTGACTCCCTGCCACAGCCGTTTAGCGTCAAAATGCTCCCCTGTGATATTGATGTTGTGGTAAAGGCTCAGCACCACGTTAGATGCAAAAGCCAGTAGTAAAATAGCATAGCAGACCAGCACCATGCTAAGGTCTGCCAGTAAAACAGTGTAAAGCATATCCATGTTTCTTCTCCTTTTCGCCTGTTAAGGCATATTTAAAGAGAGCCTATGAGCGGCTCTCTAATTGCTGTATTCTGTGCTGCAGCTGCGATATCTCAAAGTCTCGTTTCTGCAGTTCCTGTTGAATATTTTGTGTATTCTGTAAATAATTTTGTTCCGCGCAAGCAATCTTTGTATCCAACTCTTGCACTGCTTTAGAGATATATGGTATGACAACTTCTGGATTTATCGCTAGTGTACCACCCAAATTCTCGACAAGCTGCGGATCTATTTCTTGTAAATTTTGCGCAATATAACCTATCGATCTTTGAAATCCTGTCTTTTTAAAGATATAGGATTCATGCTTAAATCTTCTTATCGCATCAATTCCACATACATCAGTATCCATAATATTTGCTTTAAGTTTAGCATCAGATACCCATGATGTTTTGCAATAATAATCTGCTCCTGTGACATCTTCATACTGTAAATAATCAGTGCTGCTGTCAGGGTGGCCATGATATATCTGCCTAATATTACGGAAACCACCTCCAGTAACATTAGAAACGACTACATAACCTTTTCCATTTTTAGGCTGAACTGGAAAGTTCGATGATCCTAAAAATATATGTCGCTCCGTCCAACCTGATGGATTTAAGCCAAAATTCAGTGTGTACCACGATGCACCGCTATTACCGTCAATATCTGTTTGTCCCAATGATAAAAACTTTGCACCAGTATCAGCCGATAGTAATATACCTCTGCTGGTACTGCTAGTGTAAGATGATGCTATTCCTCCACAATGATTACTGTTAATAAACAAATCCATGCGCCCATTACCTATTACTACCTTTGTATTTTCTGTTCCAAGACTTGTAAATGATCCCGTCAATAATGCATTATCAGCTTTTAACTTTCCTTCATGTGTCACATAAAATGGAGCACCTGTCATAGATTCTGCTGTGCTGCCTGCATAAAAAGCATACGTCCCGGCACTTTGCATTACAGTATATTTACCATTGTTTTGTGCACTCAATCTTAATGCTCCGATATCAAACCCACCAATCTTACCAGATGTGGCAGTGACCGTCCCAGTCATAGTTAGATTTCCGTTTGTATCACCATACAGTACCCTACTCCCAGCATTGTTATAAATGGATAATGCTCCATTATTTACACGTAATCCTCCATGATTGATCACAACACTCATATTGCCTGTCACTTCTGATTGAGCAGGCGCCCAGTAAGATGGGTCAATAGCAGCTGAATTAGCTTCACAAAGGAAAGGTCTATTAAAAGCTATGCGTCCTTTGAAGTCTCTACCATAAAGATATACTCTTACATATTCTATTTCTTTATCTTCAACCTCTACAAACTTGCCTACCCGCACCCATTTATGGGATGTATCTCTGACAGACCCTGAACTGCTGGTGCCATCGGTATAATATATATTGATAATATAAGTTGCAAGTGGATTTGTAGGCCCAGCCACATAATCGGAATTTGTCAAAAATTCAGTGGACATATAAAATCCTTTTACCTTACGTCCTATGTCTATACGTTGATTCCAGCTGTTGTTCGCAGTTCCATCAAATGCACTTGATTCCAACCAAAGCGCACGCCCTGTGCTGCTCCCCCACGTCGTTGCTCTGCCACCTGTACATGTCGATGCCAATGATTTGTTCCAACAAGCTGTATCATTTGTAAAATCAGAATTCTCTATGAGATTTATTCGATTATATGATTCCTTGATACCCACTGATAAACTATCTACCTTTTGCGTGATCGTTGAGCTCATGCTATTCACAATATCCTTGGTAGCATATGTATCACTTACCGTTGTTTTAAATCCGTTAACATCAGTAACCAAAGAGCTAAGTTTGGATGATGTACTCAATGCAGTGGATTCAACCGCTGATATCCTACCGCTAAAGCCATCAACTGTCTGCTCTAATTGAGTTTGTTTTGAAGTGACACTTGTCAGCGTGGAGGTATGCTCACCAACCGTACTGTTAATGCCTGATACAGTCTGTGTGAGGCTGCTGTAATTGGTCTGCAAGGTTGACACATCGCCTTTAGCTTGTGACACATCGGTAATCAATGATGAGATTTTGCCCTGCTCCACGGATAACGCCGTGCTCAGCGTGCTTATGTCTCCAGTGATGGTATTATACACCACAGATAGAGACTGATTAGCTCCATCCACTAAAATATGGCTAGACTTTATCACCTCTGTACCGTCGTTAATCTCTTTTACCAATGAGGTGATGTTTATTTTATCTCCGGATATATTGGCGTTATCAGCCACCATGCTATCCACGATAATTGGCCGCTGTATACCGGATGCGGTGATGCCAGTTGCATCAAACATCAGCTTCCCGGCGGCATCCCAAACATACATGTTGTAGTCTCCGGATGCGTCCTTGCCGATTTGCACTCTTGGTCTTGTTGCATCCTTTATCTGGAGGGTCTCGCCGTATATGTCCAACCGTCCAGATTGAGACTTAAAGTGTATGCTGCTGGCATCAATCGTTCCGGCTGTGACTTTATCAGCTGCTACGCTGTCAATCATGGCCGACTTTATCAGCGCATTGGATATCGTTGTGTTGTCGGCGTTTAAGACTATGGTCTGTGTACTGCCTGCTGTCACACTGCCTGCAAGCAGGGTGTTGACACGCTCCAAGTCTACGTCCAGTACGTGCACCTCGGCTTTGGTGGCATATAGGTCCTGTACGTACTCTTTCGATACGTAGGATGTCTCAATTTTCGCTACCTTTGTGGCAAGCTCTGTGACGTCTAGATTTTCGATTTCTGCATCCAGCGCAGAGAGCTTTTTGTTGACCTCCAAGTAATTGGTGTTGATAGTCTCAAACTCGCCCTCAAAGGCTGTGATTTTGTCTGTGATGACCTGTTTTGTGCTTATAAGGTCAGAGTAAGTCCTATCTACTTTTGTTTGCAGAGGGCCCTTATAGCCTGTATCCTGCTCCTGCTCAGTCTTGCCCTTAGACTGTATGGCGCCGTAAAATCCACCGTCACAATTAAACTCATAGTCCATGAGAGGGATAACATAAGCATTACCGGCGTTATCCATTACACGCACGAGGTCACCTGCCTCAACATCAGGTTGAGCCATGCGCCAGTTTAATTTGGCGGCTCTATACGTAAAGCCTTTAATCCGGTTGTATAAGACAGTGATGCGCTCCTGGGTCATTCCTGGACAGCTAAAATAGATGCCTACCCCCGTCCCCGCAGACACAGAATGCTCCTCGTCGATCGTACAATCCAGCCGATTGATAAAGGTGTCTTCCTCGTCCATTTCCAACGGATCAGCAAATCGGCTTGGGGATATTGTAAGACCTGCGTCGGTATACCATACCAGCCTGAGCTTACCGTCTTTATCCATGATAGCATTTTTTCCACAGTACGCAGCAAGCACACTTACAGCCTCAAGGATAGTAAGCCCCTGCAGGCTATCGACTTTGTAGGTAACATCATCCGCCCCGCCTGCATACTCAATACCTATTTTTTTGCATTGCTCCTGTAGGATGACCGCAATTTTTTGATTGCCGGATAGTGCGGTAAAAAACCCTTTATAGCAAAGGGCGAAGTTATCATATGCGGTAAGCTTTATAAACTCGCCGGAACGTACCGGCTTTTCGAGGTTATAAACGCCTTTTTTTATCCACTCCACCGTACCATCGTCCAGCTCCAAGCCAATGTACGGTATCGCTTGACGTCCTTTAAGGATAGTGTTTTTAGGCACGTCTGTTAGGATAAACTCAATATAAGAGGACACAGCATCCCCAAATGTTATTTGCTCAGATGAATTTGTACCTCCTTTAAGCTTAAAGCTCTTTATGCCAGTATACTCAGTGCCTGCAATGTCAATTTTCAGCTGGAAGTGGCGGCCAGATTTACTAACCGCCGTTTTATATTTATCGGATGTGGCTATCATCATACCACCTCCCTGCGCTAATCTTCGATTTTAAGCATAAACTCGATTGATTCAAGCTCATTTGCTGTCAGTTCCACACGGTCTAATTCATCGAGGGTAAGCCGCCTTACGTCGATTTCTTCCTCTAACTCCAAGAGTTCTTTGTATTCCTCAAAATACTTCTTGCGAGCTGTTAAGTCATCCTCCGGTATAGAGTAATTGCCGTTTTTCTCGGCGCCATATTTTTTGATTAAATCCGTGCGCTGCTCCTCCAAAAAGACTGACTGCTTTTTTACTGACTCCAGCGTCTTTTTGATATGGTAGGACTGTTTTACGGGTAAAGTGGTGTTGAGCATCTTGCCAAGCGCAGGCTGTGCATCTACAATCTGTTTGTTTTTAAGCTGCATCCTTGTTACCTCCTGCCAGTTCCGCGATAATCGCATCCTGCTCTGCATAGATTTCATCTTCTGCTGCGGCTTCCGCGGCTCTAACTTCTGCGCGATTTGCCTTGTAGAGAGTCTGATTGCTGATGTAATGTGTTAGATTTGCGTTTTCCGGGTTGTCTGTGCTGATTACAGCCCTGACCTCTTCAACCTGCACATTATCTACCTCAATAATTTTCTTAATCTCGATATTTTTATTCGACTTAGTTGTTACTGCCATAATATCCTCCTTATTGCTGTATTATTTTTACAGTCACTTTTTTGTACCAATAAATGCCATCACCTAAGAGTCCTATGTGCTCCTCGTTGATCGTACCCCGGTATGATGTAATGGAGAGGCCTGCCCCTCCACCGCCATTGAATGAAAAAGGGAAGAACCCTGCAATCAGATTTTTTCTGATTTTAGCCATTTCGGACTCTTGGAGCACTCCCCATTCGATAGTTATTGTCTTTTTCTCGGCCACGACGTCCCCGGCCATAGTACCACTTGATGTACGTCCAGTGTTGCTAGACCATATGATCTCGTTGTCGATTTTTATAACAGTAGGCGCAGGCAGCGCCACACCGTTTGCCGTGAGTATTGCCATACCCGCACCTCCTACATATCTATAGGACACTTACCATTTTTACGAGTATCCTTGTTTACATTTTCGACGACTTTTTTCGTTACTTTTTGATCGTCAATATAAACATCAGTATCTTTATTCCTGATTTCTTCCTTAACCTCATCAAATTTCTGCTTCAAACCTCTCACTTCTTCAATGAGGTCCTTCATGGTTGTTTTATCTGTATCACTCTGAGACTCTTTCCATTCATGCTGCACGTTTAGGCTACGTTCGCCCGCAAATGCAATTGTAGGCTCCTGTAGTGCTGCCTGCATAACTCCTGACATGGATTGAGATAAGCTCTTGACCTGCCCTATAAATCTTGGTGTGCTTGCTGCCAGAGTCTTACCGAGCCCCTCCATCATATGTGGCATCCATTGCTCATACTCTCGCAGAGGTCCAGTATCTGGCCGTGTAAAGTGTAGCCATGATGCAACGATGTTAGCAGCTTTTTTTACCTCGTTGGTTACTTTATAGGCATAATCTTGGATACCGTTTGCAAACCCTGATATCATGTGCCCGCCCCAAGTGTAGGAGCTGCTCCCAAGACCGCTAAGCCATGACGTGGCTTTATTTACGCAACTCTGCACGGTAGACTTAACATTAACTGATCCAGAGCCATTCTTAAAGTTATTCATCATCCCCTTGGCCTTGTTGTACATGTCACTGTACATCGTACCGCTAATCCACTTGCTTGTTGCACTCAGATTACTTGTTACAGATGACTTCATGCTTTTGCTGCTTGAATCTACAGTATTTTTCGAATCCTTAAAAGTACGTGAGATATCATTTTTAATCGATCCGCACTTGTCAGACACAAAGGTGACCAGAGGTCCCCATGCATTTTTGGTATCATTGCTCATGCTGCGGTTTGCACCGATTAGAGAGTCGCGCGCATTGTTAAAGTTCTTTTCAATTGATTTTCCCGCTTTCTCTGAGTTGACACTTACATCATTACGCACTGTATCAATGGAGTCTGCCACTACGCCCTTTATACTCCCCCAAGCACTTTTTGTGTCCTTGTCAGAGCCATTCCAAACACTCGATATTTTATCTCCAATTTTACCGAATAAGTTACCGGCGCTATCCTTTAGATTAGACCACGTATCCCCTAAGGATTTTGTGATTCCATCCCACGCCTTGCCTGCTTTCTTTTTTATATCTGTCCAGACGTTGCCTATAGCCTTGACTAGCCCGGAAAACAGTTTAGGTATTGCAGTTACAAGTCCTTTTATAGTCTTTGCGATACCGTTTTTTAAGCCCTCAATGAGGTATCCGCCTATCTCAGCAAAAACCGTACTCGGAGAGTGGATTCCAAATAGCTCTTTTATACCGTTTATGATGGGGTCAACTATTACACTACGTAAAAAGCCTATCGGATCAGCGAAGAAATCACGTACACCGTTGCAAAAACCGTCCCATAGCCACTTGCCAAGGTCTGCAGCTAGACTCAGGATACCAGACCCTATGCCGTGCACAGCTGCGATTATTGTTTGGAGTAAAGAGCCTGCAATGCCCCACCAATCAATGTTTTTGATAAAGGTTGCAATGTCGGTGCCTATTTGCCCCCAGTCTACACCCCTTATCGCTGTAAGCAATGTATCAAGGATGCCCTGTGCTGCATCGCTCAGAGTCATGCCAAAGTCAGCCCAATTTATGTTATTAAAAAAGGCGTTTATGCTCTTGGCAATCGTATCTCCCAGCTTGTGCCAGTCAATGTTTTTAACAAAGGTATGCACAGAGCTTATTGCTCCACTTAGACCTTTGCCGAGAGCTGCTTGAAATTTTGGCATATCCACGCTGTACACAAGACCCATTACTCCATCAGCCAGAGCCTTACCGATAGCAGTCCAGTCTGCTGTCGTTACAAATCCATAAAGAGCATCGATATGCGCTTGCAAAAATGCCCCCATTGTATGTCCTAGTTTATCCCAATCAACGCTGTACACAAGACCGTTAAGCCCCTGAGCTAATGCTTTACCTATCCGCTCCCAGTTAATGCCAGTAAACAACAAATACAACGTATTTACGATAGTGTTGATCCCGGCGCCAAACATCCGCCCGATATTTTCCCAATTTATCGTATCTATCAAGCTATTAAAGAGCTCACAAAATCCATCGCAAAACTCTGTGATGGATTTGCCTAAGTTATCCCATGATATCCACTTTGTAAATGACGCTACAGCTTTATTGACCTGCTGACCTATGAGCTTACCAATACCGGCATAGTCACCCTTGGCCCACAGGTCTTTGAGCTGCTTGACCCATTTTTTGATAGGTCCGTCATCGACATCAGTCGGTGTGTAGACCGGCATATCGCTCCCGCCGCCACCGCCGCCGCCAGAGCCGGCAGAATCATCCGCATCATCCAACTTGTTGATCTCGTCAAATCCCATGAGTGACCTACGAGCTTTTTCAGACGCCTTGGCCGCTTTGTCAGCCGAGGAGCCATATGCACCCATTGCATCCTTTGCTGCATAAATACCGGATGTAGCCTGCTTTGTTGCTGACATTGACTTACCAAACAGCGCAGACATAAAAGCCGCTATATAGCCGGTCACAGTGGCCAACGCAGACATAAGCGCATTTAAAGCGGGCATGATTGCCTGAAAGATAGGTGTAAATGCTGTGGCCAAATTAGAGCGTATCTGATTTAAACTGTTTGCAAACGCAGTATTTGTCATAAGGGTAGCCCCAATGTTTTGAGCGAGTGCCATAATACCACGAGAAACCAAAGGGAAGATCAGCGAGAAAATCGTAAACGACTTAATCAGCTGACCTACGCCCATATGAGCGCGCCCCATACCGTTAGAGGCCTTTTTGCCCGCTGATCCTAGACCGAGCAGACGCCCAGCAAAGGATACGGCGCTCCTGCCTGCTGACTTAAGTCCATTGCTAAACTTATGCAGTGCCGAGGACGCTAAGCGCTTTGTAAATTGCGCGATAGCACTGCCTGCTCCCCTTGCAGCACTTCTGACTAATTGTAGTCCTTTCTGCATACCGTTCAGCGCAGCAGATGCAATCTTGCCCTTTAGCCCGCCCATACTGCTAGCCAATTTACTGATGGATGCCGATGTTTGACCAGTTGTCCCGGAGGTCGCCCCCATCTGTCTATCCATAGCGCTAAGAGTGATGTTTGTCCGAGCTGCAGCATCCTGCAACTTAGCGATTTGTATATCAAGCCCCATCACCTGCTTATCAAGAGCACTCTCAGCTTGTGCACTCATGTTAGGCTGATAGGATTCTAACAGTGTTTTTCGCTGTGCTTGTTTCGCAAGGATCTGATTGTCGTACATATCCATCATGTTTTCAAGCTCAGCATATTTCTGGCGGAACATGTCTGTATCAAATTGCGGGTCAAACTTGATTTTAGGCTTGCGTATACTGATTCCCGGCGGTCCCCTCACACTAGGACCCTGTGAGGCAGTTGTGCTTGGCTCTGTGTCGCTCTGAGCCTGTTTGTATGGCATCTGTACACCAGACATTTGCTTGACCATGCCCGCCATCTGCTCGACGAAGGCTTGCATTTCAAGTTTTGTACGATTGAGCGTAGCCTTTACGGATTCATTCATCTTATCCAGACTTGCCACAAGAGATTGCCGCAGATTTTTAAACATGTCCCCGCTCATAGCATCTACCTGCTTACGTATCCGGTCAGCTATCTTACTCGACTCCGCCTGTATGTCCTTGTCGAGGTCTGATTTTATCTCCAGATCCATCTGTATAGACCCTGCACTTGTTGCTCCCACATCATCACCTGCCTTTCTAAAAATAAAAAAAAGAAGCTATTTACTCATGTCCATGAACATCGCATAGACTTCTTTCATAACTTCCTCTTTATTCATGCTCTCGATCATTCTCTGGGTTTGCTTACCTCTCCATTCATCTCGAATACGATGCTGCTCCTCGCTAAAGTGCTCCAGCGTGTCAGCGTCATCCTCTGCTCTAATGGATATAACATTGCCCAAAGGTGTGTCTGGCATGATACCCGCTAAAAGCGTGGTAAACTCAATCCAGTCCATCTTATCGTCATACAGGTCCTTTGTGGGGTACTGCATAGCAAAAGACGACTCTACCAGCTCCCAGTCTTCAAAGATATCATACCAGCGGTCTACTTTTTTTCTTCCGGCGTTTCCCCATCATCAAAAGCTACTTCTGTATCTCCGATAGCCGCCATGATAACAGCCATGATATCGTTTGTAGCTGCCATCGTCATATTGCTCTCATTGATATAATCAAGAGCCTCTTTGCCGAGAGCAATCTGTATGATCTTATCAATCATTTTAATGTCAGATTCAGGGTCGTCTTCCGTCTTTTTCTGCGCTTTCTTGACCTCGGACATAATCAGCAGCACATTAGTTTTAGACGTATTGATAGGATACTTGTGCTCTGCGTCGATTTCAACTACAGGTCTTTCGTTGCGGTTTCTCAGGCGGTCTATAACATCGTATCTACGTCCCATCTTAAGCGCCTCCTTCTGGCGTTGCTGGTGCAGGTGCAAAGGTAGGCTTTCCGTCAAATATGATATCAAGTTCCAACGCGGCAACATTTGTGCTATCACCACCTGGCGCAGCTTTAACATCCAGCACACAATTACCAGTGATGCTAGAGCCATCCGGGAATTCAATAGAATACTTAGTGCTACAATCAAGACCATCCTTCCACAGTACAGTATAGACATAATCGTTCCCCTTATCTCCTACGCTTCTTTTACCTTTCAGGGATACAGTAACTGCTTTGGCAGTTGCCAGGGCTCTACCCCATCCTCCCTGGTCCATCGGGCTCCATTTTTCCACATTGCTTTCAATGGATAGGGAGAATGACTCCATATCCTTAATGGATGCCATATCATCTTCTGAGCTCGCAAGTCCTTTCGTCCCAATACTAAAAACAATGTCAAATACCGGATATACACCGGTCGTTACTTTTGCCATAAATTACTCCTTTCACTCGTATGTGAGCCATGTTTCAATTACATATTCGAATATCCCATTTGTATCAGTCCCCACACTTATGGGTTCGTCGCTCCTCATATCGCATTTAATAACTCGGTAATCACCAATTTTCGGGTGCTGCCCGTAAAAAAGAGCATGTATGCTTTGCGCTACACGCTCAGTTTCATCAGGATTTTTTGACCAGTGCACTACGATAGATATGCCTTTTACAGCTGTAGTAGTGTTTTGTAGGCCGCCTATAGCTAATACGCTGCGGTTGCTCGTTAGATTGCGCACACAGACCGTTTTATCCTTAGACACGTCATAAGTACCTATCTTCCAGACATCCGCTGAGACCTGTGTTTTGAGCCAATCCTTGACGTCTTTTAAAGTCATCATGTGATAACTCCCCCACTTTCTTGCTTTAAAAACTTACAATAGGTATCGATGACCCACTGTTTGCCCTCTTCATCCAGATAGAAGTCCATCCAGTGATCCTGTGCGTTCGGGTTTTTAGTACGCTGAAACGTAGCGTCATCTAAGTTAAAGTACCATCGGCGCGCATATAGTGTGTCAAATACAATACTTGATACTAGCTCTGTATCAATATGCCCATCATCCACAAAACCGCTACGTTCTAGCTCTCCAATGTCTTTTGGTGCTACACCCCGAGATACAATATCTGACAGCATCGCATGTGCCGTGAGCACGAGGGCTCGCTTTTTTGCTTTGTCAAGCTGTGCCATCGCCTCCCGATTGATTTTAACTTTTACGCTTTTAACTCTCATAACAAATCAACCTCCGTGCTGTAGATAACACCCAGTAGCTTTGGCTTTCGCACAGCGTATATCTGCTTGCGCTCCGCACCAATCTGTACAAAGCCCTGGAAAGCTATCTTGCCATCCAGAGCCTGTACATCGCCATGTATGATAAGCATACCGCTGAGAGATATCTGCTTACTGTCTTTGCCGTATACAATCTTTGACTTTTCGTCGTAGATCGCCAATCCATCATAGATAACAGTCTTGATAGGCCCCTGGTCCTCTGTGTCCTGCTCCTGATTTACGATGATGTGTGTCGTAGCCTCATGGCTAGGAAACGGGAAAGGGCTCGCAATTACAACACCAGGCATCTGAGTCCTGTATCCTCTAATAGATTGATTATCTCTTGCGTAGTGCTGATACCGCCGTAGGTTACATTGGCCATCTCAACTTTTGTGCTGCCTGCGCTATAGCCTTTTAGCGGACTATTGATATACGGACCATACTGCTTGATATAATCAGCCTGCAAGCATACAGCACGTTTTATGAGTTCTTGCTGATAAGGCGATAGATTATCATACCCTTTTCCTTTGATGCGACCAAAACAAAGGTGGTCGATGCTGTACTCCGCATCTTTTAAGGCCTTGGGTAGCTCGTCTTGTGATATGAGGGTACCGCTGTAATTAGCGGTGTAGTATTCAGGTGTTGCATACATGCTATTCACCTGCTTTCTTTTGTTCCTTTTCATACTCCTTGATTCTTTTCTTTAACTGTTGGTTTTCTTTTTCCAAAGCAGCATATTCACTGTATGCGATTTTCTTCTTTGGAGAGTATTCCAGCAGTTTTCCATCCTCCCCATAGATATCGTATCCTTCTTCAAGGTATGCATGCTTCTGCTCTTCGGCAATGGTGTACTCTTTATTGTCTTTTAATGCTTTCATGCTTATCCCTCCGCTTCTGCATTGATGATACATCCCTGTTTCAGCAGATCATCCAGCAATGCGAATGTTCCGTTGAAACGTCTGTTCTGATAAAGGTATTTGTCCGCAGTGCGGCTGTCATGACCTGGTGTAAACGCCTTGATATAAGAGTATTTGACGCGGGATACCTGTGCCTCAGGGTCAATCATGATGTAATTGATTTGTTTTCCTGCACTTGCTACCTGGAAGCCTTCTGTGAAGTCAAAAGCAGTCTTTAAGCGGCTTGCCGGCGCAGTCTTAATAGTGCTGATATCATCCAATGAGCGTACACGACGATCAATATTCTTCGCGCCACCAGATACCTCCAAGGTACGCTGGATGCCTTCTGCGTTTTTCAGTTTAGTTTTAAATGCAGGTGTACAGTACATGATAACACGTTCTAAAGGTACTCCTGCTTCTTCCATTGCCTCGATATTTGCGTCAAAATCAGAAAGGATATTCGCGGTTGTGATCGCTGTATTACTGATTTTTGCACCAACACGTTTTGCCTCTGTGTAGAGCTTAGAGAAGGTGTAACAATCTAATTCAGGAATAGCCTGCGTCTTCTCAAAACGTGATTGAATGTTTGCTAAGGAAACAATCTGATTCGTTTCGTCAACATCCATAGGGTCAATCGCGAATTCGATATCGCGATCATGGTCTAATGTCTTTGTTTCAAAGTCGTTACCATAAGAACCTGTGTTAAATGATAACGTCTTACGATTGTGATCTTTATAACCGGATACTGTGATTTTTGGTAATCGGATATCTTTTGTATTGATAATCTGAATGTCCTGATTTGTATTATACAACTCATTAGACATTAGCAAGTGCCCGTACATTTCAATGATACGTGGCCAAAATTGCGTTACATAATTTAATTCTGCCATTTATATAGCCCTCCTATTTTTTCTTAACTCCGAAAATATTGTCAAGTTGATCATCGACACCATTTCCGCCTGCAGTGCCTTGATTCCCTCCACCAATCTGCTGGAATCCTCCTGCTTGTGTTGTGGACTTGAAATCAGGGAATGCCTTTAAAACTGTTTCAATGGCCGTTTTGATGTTGTCATCGTTCAGCGTACCATCTTCTTTTGTTGCGTTTGCACGGTCTACAAGCTTACTTAAAAATGGTACTTTTTCAGCCTGCACTCCTAGCGTCCCTGCTAATTCTGCAACTTTCGCATCAATCTGTGAGTTCAGGATTTGTGCTTTCAGTTGTGCATTTTCCTGCTGCATAGCCTGGATACGTTGTGCTTCTTCCTGCTGTTTAGTTGCCTGCGCCTGCTTATATTGATTCATTGCTTCACTGGCCTGTTCTGGTGTCAATCCCTGCTGCTTAAAATATCCTTGTAGCACCTTGTCTTCTGTTCCAGCTGAACGTTTTGAAACAACTTCCGCGAGCTTGTCGTAATCAATCTGTTGAGTAGCGGTTCCTTGTGCTCCTGCTTGTGCACCAGCATTGTCACCTTCTCCGCTGCTTCCATCTTCTGCAAAAAGCTGAATATTCAACGGATATCTTAGGTAATTTCTCATTTTTAATTTCCTCCTGTTTATTCGGGTGTGCTCCCCTATCCTTTCGGACATGCACCTTTTAAAGCCTTGTCATGGTTGGGCATAAAAAAGCGAACTATTTACGTCCGCCTTTACCTTTCTTTTTACAAGACATGTTAATCACCTCCTTAACTCTATACCGTCCTTTATTTCAATTGCTTACCAAAATACGGTAGTTTGCGCTTGGGTGGGTCTTTCACGTGCCTTACCTCTCTTTCCGTTCTTCCGCAAAAAATGCAGGTACGCTTTATTTTCAACGTCCTGTACATCAATCTTTTATCACAATACTGGTCTTCTACCATCTCACAATAGCTATGTCTGCACATGACTTTTACCAGCTTCTTTTATTTTCTTGTGATAGTGTGCTTGCATGCGGTATAAATCATCACTTTCATCATCATGTGTTTTATAATACTCATCGATCTTATAATCAAGTTCCTGCATGATCTTTTGTTGCTTCTTATTTGCCTTTTCCACGATTTCCCTCCACTAAAAAAGCACCCAATTTATGAGTGCTTAATAACTACTTGATTTTCCATCCATCAACTGGATTGTAAGTTCTGTCACTTAACTCTACCCTGAAAGACGTTCTCAATGCTTCTTCACATTCCTTTTGATACATTTCAAATATTTTTTTCTGTTCTAATGTAGCTGAATCGTTTATTTTCTCGCCGACAAAATTACCATTATTGTCATACACGTCTTCAATCAGATCAATAATTTCTAAAGGTGGTGCAAAAAGCATTTCACTTCAACCTCTCTTTCAGCAGTTCCATAAAGATAAATTTTGCTTCTGTATCTGAATAATCAGAGAACGCTTCTGCAAAAAATTCCCCATTATTAGTCATGGATTTGGTTTTGGCATATGAGCTAAAATATCTCGCAACATTTTCATCTGTATCAGTAACACCCAATCTTTCTAATGTTTCGGCCCTTAATTCTGTTGCAAAATCATTTCTTTCCAAGTCGTTTATGAGTTTTTGCAATGGTTCATCACTGTATGGCTTACCGTATTCAAGATGATTCTTTCGCACATAATAATCATAATTGAGAACATGCCCCATTTCATGCTTTATTATCCCTTCAATGCCTGGCTTCTTAGTCCATTTGTACTGTCCGTACATTTTTTCAGTCAATGATTTAGCATTTTCAGGAGTAAGGTTTTTATTGATGCCTAAAGACAAACTAATTCCTTTGTTCTGAATGTCTATTTCTGCTTTAGCCGTTCCATCCTCTATGAGGTGTACGTTTTTTATGATTCCTTGCAAGCTTGGATATTCTTTATAAATCTTAGCCAGCGCCTTATCCACTTCCAGTATAGTACGTTCATCAATTTCTTTCAACGTCGAATCATCGAAGTTTTCAAGTGTTGAGGATAGAGTATGTTTATTCCCATGCACTTTCTCCTTCCGCTGATTTCTTTTAAACTCAGAATGCGCCTCCAGAAAGTCTCCAAGGTTCTTCTGAGCCTGCCTCAGATTAGCCTTTGCCTCTTTCTGGTCTTCATCCTCCACAGTTCCAGCAAGTATCCTTTTACGCGTTCTTATCTCACGTTCCAATTTACGCTGGTGCTGCTCATTGTTGTAATTTTCTAGGGCTATTTTTTGGTCTTGCGGTTTTGGTAGCCTTGTCACGCCCTCAAAGTACGTAGCAAGCGTGTGCCTGCAATTTGGGTGCAGAAGTCCTGCCTTAATAGCATCGGACAGCAGCTTATACTTCTCTTTGTATTTTGCAATGTATTCATCATTGGGATGGCTAAAAACATCATCAATGAGTATTTGTCCCTGCCAAGGCAAACAAAGCTTACAGGCGTTCGCATGGGCTGATACAAAGACCAGATGCACACCTAACTCGTCACGCTTGCTGCCCTCACCGAGTAATGTTGCTCTATGGCTCGCTGTGCGCAATGCCATTTCCGCATAGTCTGCAATATTCACGTATCTTATAATCTCGCCGTTTTTATCTTTATAGGCTATACAGTTAACGCCCTTGGCAAGAAAATTCTCTGTAGCCTTATCGATTGCCTTACCAAGTGATATAGCCCCGCTGGACAGCTGAAACTCAGTCTTAAAGATTGTTTGACGGTACACGTCATCCATCTTGCGATATACAGCTTGTTGCACATCCTCAAAGTCATTTTTTGTTGATTTGATCAGTGCGTCAAGCTTTTTCTTGTTCATGCTGAAAAACTGTTTTTCCTGTGGAGGTTCTTCGCCAGGCAGAGCAGTGCTGACTCCATCCTGCGGCAGTTTAATATCAGCTTTACGCTCTCCTACGCTAAAGTGATTACGTAAGACCTGCTCAATCGCTGCGCTGATTCGCTTTTTAAACCTGTATATGACGCTGGTTGTCTCCTTGCGGTACTCCTGCAAGTTACGCAGTTTAGCCTTTTGCCACATTTCCCAGCTAAATCCGTGCGCCTGTTCTTCAACTTTATGATTGATAAAGTTACGGCGCAGTGATGCCACGAGCTCCATCTCCATTTCCTTGAAGATATCCCTCAGTGCATATGGGTCTTTCACTTTCTTTGCCATTATTCACCTTCATAATCTTCTGGTGTAGGTATCGTACCGCCTAAATCATCAAACTCTGATATAACAGGCTCTTGAGTTTCCATGACGCCATTTTCAATACGTAGCCGCTTTATTTCTTCTGCTTTCCATTCCTCATCTTTACTATCACCATACATTTCATCAACCGATGCCTCAACTGACATAATGACTTTGCCTGGTCTTGCTTTAGCAACAGTTTCCACAGTCGCTTCAAACGATGGACTTGCATATTCCCCGAAATTAACTGTAACATCGACATCGTTACCACTCGAATTTTTTGTGTAAGTATCAAAAGCCTTGATAACGCAGTTTATTACCTCAGGAAGTGTTTTTTGTATCGCTTCAATGATGATATTTCTTGTATACAACGTGGTTTTTTCTTTTTCTCTCTGTGCTTCCGCATTATCCATCTTTTTTGTATCAATACCTAATGTAGATGGTGATATAACTCCCTGCAGACAAAGGTCTAGGAAAGAAATATAAGATTGTAGATAATTCTCAGAAGGGATGACAGGTTGCGTGACATTGATTTGATTTTCACCTTTTTCCTTCATGTTGCCTTCTATCATCAGGAATCTATCATCATATTGATTGAATTGTAGCATCTGCCCTGTTTCTGGATCACGAGGAATAAGCGCCTCCGGAATATATTGCTTTGTCCTGGCGGCTCTTACAGCATCTACCCACTGGCTGATAATCTCATCCAGCCCGTCAAAGGATGATGTTTTCTTATCAAAAATACTTTCTCCGCGATTCTCCCACTTTGTGCTATCCTTAATCTTGAACGGTACAGCCATTGCAAATCGACCGTAGACTTCATTTTCACCTTTTTCATCCGGCAATTTATAGCCAGCGAAGGCAACATCAATAATGTTAGCTGTTTGAGGGATAGTTGATAATGGCAAAGGATCATCCATGCCCCATTCTGTTAAAACATTTTTGATGTACCCCTTGCCGTAGTGCTCGTAATGAACATAACGCTTGTGTGCGTGCTTATATTCAGTCTTGAATACACATTCCGCAAAACGGCCACGTTCATAGACGATTTCCACCTTATCCCCAGGAACAAACTCTATAATTGGATATTGTGTAAGCTTCTTATCAAATGAGATTTTAAAAGCGCCGTCACCAATGAACAGCGCTTCTTTAATTGCCTTACGTAAAACCTCATTGAAATTGTTATCTTTGCTGATGTTATCCCAATCTATTTGCCGCGCCTCGACCTCGATGCCATTTAAATCGCGTATTACGATATCAGTAAGGACCTGCACCATCAACGAAGGAAGACCTGAATGAATCTTGCGTATCTTTATACGGGGGCTCGCTGCCCAGAAGTATGAATTGTCGCGCTCTAGTTGTTTGTAAAACTCATCAAGTTCTTCTGGATCGCCTCGCATCCATATACGATTTTTTATCGCATTAGACTCAAAGTTAAATGTTTCATTCAGATAATAAATGTTTTTCTGCGCAGGTGTGATATCGAGCCATGCTCTTATCACGTTCTTTGCTTTATTAAATAGTTTCATTGCCCACCTCCTATGGATCGGATGTCTTGATATACTGCACAAATGGCAGCCATCCATACTGACCAGCATTGATTGTATGGTCATTTCTATCTTCTGGCTCGTATTTGTCTTCCTGCCAACTGTAAACCTCCAGCTCTCTGATGTGATGTATGCAGTCATCAACAACTAGATAATCGCCATGAAATATCCATCCCTGCTGCATATGGATACGGTCAATGATGGTTGTTTCCTTCCATGCATCATCAAATGTATAAATACATGGGTGTGTCCTCTTGTATTTATATAGCTCCGTCAGTGTTGCCTGATCAGCGCAGTCAATAAATGCATGTTTAGCGAAGCCCCACGCCTTTCTATTTCGCTCTAAAAAATCCATTAACCTATTAACAACATCACTTGGTGCGAGTGGTGTATTTAGATCCGCATTGTTGTATACTTCCTCATTCAGTATAATGACCTTGCCGCATGTTGTAATGCCAATAAACAATAAAGCAATGGTATCCGGACTATTTGCTGAGTACGATGTATCAACGCCAACAGTAAAATACCGATACGTATATTTCTTCGCATCGGCTTTTGATATGACATTTTTACTTCTACTGAAATTCGGAAATACAAGCCCTGTGGCTCTGCCACGCAGTCCCAATATTTTATTCTTGTACATTTTCGTACCAGGTGCCACTGCCTTTTTCTTGCGCTCTATGGCTTCCTGCGTAAGCGCTGCATTGTCATTAAAGTTGAAATACCAATGTATCCAGCCTTTCTCTGCTGGCTGATTCAGCATATCAAGCAGTTCTTCCGGATAATCCTTCCGGTATCTTTTTAAGGGTCTTGAACGGTTGAGAAACTCATCATATACAGGCAACGATGGATCATCTGGATTGGATGTTGTCATCATATACTCGCATCTATGGCTAATCTCTCGTAAGAACTCCATATCAGCAATGTTGACCTCATCGATGTACACACAGCCAACCTGTCCACCAAGGACCTTCTGCCAGCGCTTTTTATTGTCATAACCGCAGATATATACTATCTTTATGCCTTTGTTGGTCTTGTACTCAATGTGTGGTAATCGTATCTTACCTCGTCCAGATGGGTAGTACTCTGCAATTTTAGCAAACTGATCAAGTAGCATTCGCTCACCATTGATAACATTCTTTTCAACTGTCCCAAGGTCTGCACCAGCAATTACGTGAAATCGTATATCGGATGCAGCAACTTTACACATGAATTTGAAGATACCTACCGTTGTTTTACCGCATGCGGTTACGCCCTCCAAATACTCACGTTCTGTATCAACGCATAAGAAGTCTTTGAACTTAGGAGAAAGCAACAGCATAGGTTGTGTCATACATCATCATCCTTTAAAGGTTGCATTTGTTCTACAATACCTGTAATAGCATCCATTGCACATTGAGTACTATCATCTGGTGCGTTCTCGTTATCTGCTTTCAGCTTATCCGTCTGTGCTCTTAACTGCTCAATCTGCGCTTTCTGAATCTCACTGGCAGTGTCCCAGTTCTTATGCAGCAGCTCATTGTATTGCTTAATCATAGAACGTAATTCAGACATTGCTCTACTTTGCGCTCGTAAAAATGTTTCCTGTTTATCATTTGCATATCTTACGATATATGGTTCGTCGCTAGTACTTGTATCGTTATCACATTCATTTTTCACCCACATAATCTTTTGTGATCTCATGATGGCGGCATATTGCAATTGTATTTGATGCCATAAAACATCAATTTCGTCTTTTGGCATTTCCCCTATGATTTCCATCACCTCTTGCGGCAACCATTTTGATGATAGACCGTGCTTACATGCGTTTTGATTTTTTGGAGGCGCCCCTCCGGCATTTCCTACTGCATTTTTATTGTCAGGGGGTGCACCCTTTTTCTTTTTAAGGGGTGCATTGATGGGTGCACCTTTTTTCATATTCCAATGCCTGCGTTTCCATGACTTAATTGTATCAATGGATTTACCATATTTATCAGCTATATCTTTCATTTTCATGCCATTGCAGCGATCCTCATATGCTAATTCCCATTCTTCTTTCAAGTCATATCACCACCTCCATTTGAGTTGTTTTGGAAATTAAGTTTATAATCGTTATAATTCCACTTCAGTTGACTTTATTTCATCGATATAGCGTGATTCAATTACATTTTTATTTGTCACGCTTTCGTATGCTGCCATAATCTTTGGCATCTGTATAGCCATCCAGTCAATCATTTCTTCGTTAACGGCCCATGCCTCATGTGCAGTGCTGCTCTGGTCCATACCGGATTCAAATAAAAAGGCATGTATCAGCTCGTGTCTTAATACATGCCTCTGCATTTCTTTTAGATTGTCTGTTTTATATTCCGCCGGAATGTCTTCTTGCTCACTTATGCGGATTTCTTTAGTATAGAAATCTGTTTCTCCTCCTCTACCATCAAGGGAAGGAACATATTTGATTCTATATACTGTACCTAATACATTTACCTTCATTTTCTTTTTCTCC